TATCACGACCTTGGATTGGGTCAGTGTAGTCTCCTACATCTGGATCGTCTGCGATGCTAAGCAACTCTTGATACACTTGCTTTCCAAACTCCCACAATCTTACTCCTTTATCTTCTTCACCACGTACTACTACTGGAGTAAATACTCTCATCTTAGGTGCAAGCTTCTTTGCTAGCAACCAATTCTCTTTGTCGCTTGAGTTCTTAAGTTGTTTAGAGAATTCTACAATTGGATCTTTTTCTCCAAAGTTTTCAAGAGAGATCATGGTACGGTTTCCAATACCATAATGAACTGTTACCTCTTTGAAGGGATTTGACTTATCCCAAAGTGCTGGTACAATTCTTACTGAATGTTTACCTACTGCAGGTTTCCAGAGGATGAGGGACATATCTCTCTTTTGTCCACCACCCTGACGTTGATTCTGAAGCGAGTTAAGTTTCGACTTAATCGCGCTAAGGTCCATTGCCATATCGATTGGTTTTAATTAAAAATTACTATCCTTAGAAAGCTAAGAAAAAAATTCCAGAAAAGCAACGCTATGCTGCTACTATTTTATGAATCTTTGTATTGAGTCGTTTTAACTCTTCTCCTTGAGTGAGGAGTATCATGTTCTTATAGTCTGGCCAGTTGATCTTGAATGAGGTATCAAGTACTCCTTCATTAAGAGACTTGATAAGTAGATTGAGGCTATTGATTGTATAAAGAGTATTTGTCTCTTTCTTTCTGTGAAGTAAAATAGTGTTAGGCAAAATCCTAGCACTTCCATCTTGTACTTCTATATTATACGTGCAAAGGTATTCTTCCGAGTCTTGGGATTCGAGAACGAAAATTTTATTATACATTATAACGTACTCACCTTTAATTACCTCAAGCGTCTCTTCAAGTTTATTCTTAGGCGAGAACGTGCAAAATAGTTTATTCTTCAACTGCTCCTGTGTTAACTTTATAGTTTTCACTAATAAATAGTCGTAACTACTTGGAGAAGTTGTAGTTAGCACCCGTGCGAACTTTAACCCTATACCCATCTTCTTGTAATATTTCTTTAATTCCTTCTAATATATGTCTGCCGTCTTGTTTGCTAAAATCTACCAAAATTGAATCATACACCACCAAAACCACTTTACTCTTACAGTTTTTAAGTAATTCCTTTAGTTTCAACAGTTTTTTGGCATTGTTGGCTGTTTCCAAGCACTGAACGTAGTAGTTTAGCACCTTATTTGGTGCTGTGATAGATTTTAGTAACTTTCTACCGTTTGGTAGTAGAACGTAACCATTTTCACCTAATTCCTTCCATAAATTCTCAATTAGCTCATTTAACCTACTAAATATTGGAATTTCTTTATATTGTTCCTCTACACCGTTGTATAACTGCCTGAAAGTGATCTTCTTAGATAATTGGTATTCATCTTTTGTAAGATATTCTTTTTTAAAATAAAATCTACCCAATTCTTCGTGTACAGATTTGTCAAGGGGTAGATCTATCCCTAAAAGGTTGGCAATCAGTCTGATATGGTATCCATCGAAGTCAAACTCAACAAATACATCATTACTTGGTATAAAAGCAGATCTTGAATTATCCTTATTAAATGCAAGAAAGTTCAACCCATTATACGCATTGGTTGGTCTCGAAGTTAGATTAAATAAGTTATAAACTGAGTAGATCTTTCCATCCTTTATTGATCTAGCTCTCCAAAACACTTCGAGGTATTTATCAAAGACTTTTTCATCTATACTAATCCCTTGTTCCTCAACCCACTTATAAGCCTCTATATAATCGTTTAACCACGTAAAATTTCGTTCCAATCCAATAAATGGTTGTATCATCTCAAATAAACATTCACACCGTTCATAATGTTTAGAAATCGGTATAAGATTGTTTATATCTGGTTGAAACTTAAACTTATTGTAGAATTCATTGTGGACTGGTGTATAGCAGTCAAAGTCTCCTATTTCATTCTTTTCATCCAGGATTGTGAAATACACATCAATTGCGTGTGGTATATCTAGGAAATAACTATGCCATTTTTTGTCTAAGCAATAGAGATCGGGTACAGATAGTAGGAGTTCATTTACATCTTCAATACCAATAGAAAATGCTTCTGAATGGTTGATTGAAATGATGTATCCTTTTGTAAAGTCGTTGTAGTAGATGACTGAAGGAGTAGTAAGCAACGGATGAGCTTCTTCAGACAATGTTACTAAATCAATAAAACATTTTTCTACTTTAGGTAGCTTTTGAAGCTGTTCCTTTGTTTCAATTATAAAGTACATAACCTATTGCCCTAAAAATACTATATCTAAGTCAGTCTAGCAAATTTTGTATAGTCGCCTCCAATGTAAGATATGATTCCTCTAAAGGATAGTTCTTTGGCTTCGGTGACTCTTTTGTTTGTATCAAAGACACCACCTTTAATTTGGTATTGGGAAATTCTAGTATCGTTTCTTGGTCCTGATATTTGCCAAAACATTTTGTCTACTTCATAAGACAAATACACTTGTTCTGTTAATCCATTTGTAATGTTGGCATAAGTGTCTTGAGATATTTCAACAATGTATCCAGGTCCTGTTAAGTACTTAGCAAAGTATCTAGTAAAGTAACCTCTTTGATAATCACTTTCCAAAGGAGATGGGTAGTATGGAACTAATCCTTGTATCTCAACTGGTGTAGCGATTGTAGCACCTTGAACATTTTGATTAATGAAATTATTTGTGCCTGCTATTGTTGGATTTATTAAAATGTCATCCTTTTTTAGTTGCTTAAGAAGTATGTTTGTTCCTGAATAAGGATTGGCTCCTGTGTAAGCTTCTCCTTCAAATGTTAAGTAGTATTTACCGCTATATGGTTTCCCATCTGGTGTAGAAAACTGGTTACCTCTTGTGTAAAGGTTTTGTTTGATTCTTGATAGTGGATAATACTGTACCATTAGAACTGTAAACTTTGAGATTCGTAAATACTAAAGTGCATTGGATCAACTGAACTTAACCAGCTTATTCCATTCTTATTCAATATTAAGGCTACTTGTTCATAACCTAAATTAAATTCATTCTTTTCATAGCTACTCCAAGGAGTACCGTACGGATAAATAGTACTGTTTAGATCCAATGCAAAACCCCAAGCATGAAAACTCAAAGCAGTACCGCCTGTTACATTCCTAACTGCAAGACCACCTGCTGTTGAAACAATGTATCTATTTAATCCCTTTTCTGTTATCTGATCAAACGCTCTTTTAAAGGAACAGCAAAAGAAGGATGTACTTTTACATCTTGGCTACCTAACCTAGTAGGTACCTGAACTGTAACAAGTAGTCGTTCGTAGTCTGGGTTTGGTTGTAACCAAATCCTTTGTCCTTCTATTCTTGCTATCTTATAGGTATTATCTTCTTGTACTATGGCTGGTAGAATACCGTTAGTGTACCTGTTAGCAAATTCTTGATCTGAGAGTAGTCTTGGTAATCCGCTACCACCTGTCACAGATGCAGCACCTGTTTGTCTATAAGGAACTACTTTACCTTGAATCTTAGCTATTTTAGTTTGAGATTCAATGCTTTCAGCATCTCTTAGTCTAATCATCTGACCTCTAATCTTAGTAAGCCATTGATTCTCATTTATTGTATGAGTTAAACCAGCTACAACAAACCCCACTTTTGGTTTACCTATCTCTCCTCTTAAAGTTAAAGGAAGCCTGCTTTCGGGAATAGTAAAAGCATTGCCCATGTAAATACCAGCTATGCCATCTATAGTTAATTCAAGGTCAGCAGGTAGAGGCGGTGCAGCAGACGTTTGTGTGCTATCAGATTTAAGTTTAGACATTCTCTCTATGTAGTAATTCTTTGCTGTGTCTATTTTGGTAACATCTAACTCAAAATTAGAATAAATACTCTTGATATGGGTATTAAAGAAATCGGCTACTGTTAAATCATTATTTTCTTGGTCAGTTGGTTTAGTTTGTACAACATCACTCTTAGTACTACCACCTGTAGGTTTAGCTGATGAATCTGCAATATAAGGTTTGTACCTGTCTTGATAGTTTCTATTTAACCAACTTAATGAAGAAGGGTCTGTACTGTTTACCGAACCTGTAGCTGCTTGAGCTGATATAGCTATCATACTACCAAGTTTAGTAGAAAAGTTAGATTTAAATTGAAACTGTCTAGCTAAACTTTGTTCACCGAAGACTGGCAACTCTCCTAAAGCACCTTTGCTTCTAGTAATTACGGAAGACTCACCACTTATCTCTGGAACGTATTGTTCATCTTTTATTTGTATTGTGTTGCTTTCATCTAAATAAGACAATCTAAACATGTTAAGGTTTCCTAAACACTTGCTTACATCATCTAGTATTCTTTCTAAGAAGCCTTTCAAGTCAACTAAGTTTTCTTTGTTGCTTGTAGAGAAGCTACTTAAAGTTTTTAACAAGTAATCAACATTCAAAAGAATGTTCATTATTTGACCTTGGTAAGGATTCTGTGTTTGAAAGCTGTCTATTCTACCATTCAATACATTTTCTTGACTTGGTACAAAGATCTGGGTTACTGAACCAGATACATTAGATGGAAATATGTTTGTGTATTGATTATCAGTTCCTTCAAAAGGTATTAAACACACTAAAGGATCAACTGACATTTGTTGAGGATTGGTCAAACAAAGGTTGGTGGTAGGATTAAAATCAATAAATACGTATGGGTTTTTGTCTTCGCCAGCTGGTGTAGTACCTGAACCTATAAGTTGTCTAGAATCGTAGATCAAGCATAGGTTGTTTATGAAAGCAAGAAGATACCCCATTTTTATATAAACAGGATAGCTGTTGTCATTATCTTGAACGTTACTTAGGTTATACTTAATTAAGTAAGCTATACATAGATCTTCAAAACTAATGTCCCTAATACTGTCATAAAGTTTATAATCAGACATTAGTCTGCTATTAAATCCTTTCTTAGCGTATCTAGTTAGATTATAATACTTTTCAGTTTCAGATGTAACAGGTTTTAGTTTTTGAAAGACTTGCTTGAAAACACCATCTTGGTAAAATGTTTTTGTTGCATCTACAATGTCGATACTCTTAACTGGTTCATCACCTGTTGCTTTTGTTAATGAAGTAGTCTTAATATATGATAACATTACATGCAAGGCTGATTCGTATGTTTCAGATGCTTGTGTTTGGGAATCAGTACTGTCGTTAGTTGCAGCATTATCATCTCCTGTGTTGGGTGCTTCTGGTGCAGGAAGTGGAACTTCGTCTATGTTTTCAAGTTCTTGCACTTGATCTATAATTGCTGTATTATCAAAACTTAATTCGAACCAAACAGCTACATCTGATACTGGTTTAGTATTTTTTACGTATGTACTGGGTCCTGTATAAGGCACATCTTTAATGATATACTTTGCTGTTACACCAGTAACAATAACGTCTTGGTAAATATAACTTATTTTAAAAGATCTATCGAGTTTTAAATTTGTTAAATATAAATTACCATTCCTAGTATCACTCTTATCACCAGTCAACCAATTGTCAAAAGCAACTAAGATGGCTTGCTTAGTAGGTCTGTATCCAAGATCATTGTATTTGTATCCTATATTAATGCTAAAATCTTTTGAAGTATCATCATTGATAATTTTAGCAGAGTAGATTACTACTACACCTGTAGAACTACCAAGCAACACATCAAAACCTTTAGTTAATGTACTACCATATCCTAATCTCTTAACAGCATCTCTTTGAGTTTGCAAATTAAATGAGTTAGTCCAGTTAACAGCAATAGCTTCTAAGAGTGCTGTATTCACTGAAAAACTACTACCTCCTTGATCTTTACCAAAACTAGCATGTAAAGGAACCCATCTCTTTCCACCATTTCTCAAAAAAAGTCCTAAGATTCTTAAATTAAGAATTTCCTTATCAGTAGATGTAGCAAGATAAAAGTAATCTGGTATTGTGCTGGGTGTATTAAAATCTAGATTATAGGCTGGATAGGTTATTGATTGTTGTAAGAAATTATTTATATCACCTTTAAAGCCACCATTTGTAACTGCTACTTCATATAAACTATTAAAGTCTGTTGGTATGGCAGGTAATCCTTGTAGCTGTATTTTTATTTTTTCTTCTAAGGCTTGTCTTTCTTTTTCTAATGCATCCTTTTTTTCTTTTTCTAATCTAGCTATTTCTTGTTCACTTAATAACTGTTTAGCTTCTTCAAACGATTTGACCAAACCTGGAGGCATTTTATAGGACTGGTTAATTCTGAGAGAGTCTATAACTGAGCCTAAACCTATCAACTTAACATTACAATCGTAACCACCTTCTTGATTAAACGACCAGTTAAAGTTAGAAACGATACCATACATAGCATCATAGTTGCCACTTAGATCTTTTGACTTAGTTGCTATTTTTTGCTGTATTAATGTTTTGTTTACACCAGTTCCAAACGGTTCATCTAAACCAAACGTATTGGTAGCTGTAGTAAATGTAATGCCCGATAATATTCCATTATTGTAAGTATTTTTATAGAACTGCGTGTGACCCCATTCCAATAACATTGAGTATCCTAATCTAAAATACAAAGCTTCTATAACGTTAAGTTGGTTCATGTTCCAAACCTTAAAGTTGATAGTAGCTTGTCTCAAAGAACCTAAAGTACCAACAGTTTCAATTTGTACAGTAGAAAGACCTGGTAGAGGTCTGTATCCTAATTCTTTTATACCTCCCAATCCGTATGCTCCATCTGGTCCTAAACCTCCTCTCAAATTTATACCTTGACCAGATCTCTTAGAAGTACCAGCTTCCAGTATCCAGTTCTTGGCTAAGTCTTCAGGTTTACTATACTCTGTACCTAATCCTAATTTCTCGTAGAAGGTTCTCAATGTTGGATTTTGATCGTCGCTTACTACAATGTTAACTGATGAAATAAGTCTAACCCAAGCTGACTTGTTAGCTAAAAACAAAACATCCTCTACCGATCTTGGATCTGTAGTATTTTTAGCAGCTCTTGTGTACAGTTGATCAAGAACATATTGCTGAAAAGGTGCACCTATTACATTACTTAGTTTCTCAGACATTGTTTGCGTTATTATACGAACCTAGTACTGTTCTTATGTTGGTTGGTATTCTTAATTGTATTCCTACGGGTGGATAAATAGAATCTCCTGGTAATGCATTAGCAGAAGCAATAACCCACCATAAGCTAGAATCTTGATAGAAGTCAAATGCCAAAAGATCTAACCTATCTTCAGCTGTTGTTATAACATAGTAGTCTGTATTTGTTGGTGCTATTTCAGGATAGATGTTGTTTTGATAATACAAACTTCCTGTTGTATTCAATCTTGTTACTGGTATGTTTTGATATCTAGATGCCATTTAATAAATTTTTACCTACCAAACAATGTACCAAACAATGGTAATTGATTGGCTGATACTGTTGGTCCTCTTAGTAAACTTGGTGTGCTTAATTGCTCTTTAACTTTTGCAGCTTCTTTAGCTTTTAGATTCTGATTAGCTTGAACTTGTTTTTTAGCTTTATTTTTTAATATATCTGTTTTATTTCCGTTAGGACTGCTTGCACCTGCTTCACCAGGACTTAATCTTCCCGCCTCATCAACCACGTTAGGTTCGTTAGTTTGGGTTATTGTTATTTGAGGAGCTGGTGTTTTATCATCTATGTAATTCAGAAGAATGTTTCTATTTGTATTGGCAATCAAAGGAACATAAGGATTACGTTTAGTTACTCTTTGAGGTAAGATATCAAAGATTGGTT